GTTATTCAGGCAGTCAAGCTGCTACTGGTGGTACAGTCACAACAAGTCCTGGATACACAATACACACATTCACAGGTGACGGTACATTTGCTGCTAACATATCTTATTCCGTCAACTAATTGACACCAATCAAATAGTTCTCCAAAAAAGAGAACTAAATATTATTATATTATGGAGTTATTATGAATCAATTTAGAATAGAAGCATTATTCCCAACACCTGTAGTTACCTCAAATATTCAGAGGCAATGGACACAACAAGAACTAGGTTTCTTGCAGTATCAGTCACAGTTTACCCATAACAATATGGGCAACACAACAAGCAATAATAGATATGTGTTGAACTCACCAGAACTCTCTGGAATCACAGAATACATTTCAAGAGGTATTCAATACTATGTTGACAAGATTGTTTGTCCTAAACATCCTATTGAGTTCTACATCACACAATCTTGGTTGAACTATACTAAACCTGGTCAATATCACCATACCCATCAACACCCAAACAGTTTGATTTCCGGTGTTCTTTATATTGATGCCGACCCAACAAAAGATAAAATTGTTTTCTCTAATCCAAGGTATAAACAAATCAGTATTGCCCAAACAGAATTCAACACATTCAATTCAGAATCTTGGTTCTTCAATGTCGGTACAGGAGATATGTTTTTATTCCCATCACACTTCACTCACAATGTTGAAGCAAAAGAAGGTGAGAACACTAGAACATCACTAGCGTTCAATGTCTTTGCCAAAGGTTATATGGGTGAAGAGGAAAGTCTAACAGCACTTCATCTATAAAAGAAACCCACTTCGGTGGGTTTTTTATTACCTATCAACTCCTGATTTGACTAAATAGAGTATAAAATAAGGAGTAATTGTGGCTGCTTTTACAGAGTTATATATTGAACAAGGTGCAACGTTTTCTACAACTGTCAATGTTGAAGATACACAAGGCACAGCTGTCAACCTGACAAGTTATACTGCTTCCTCTCAGATGAGGAAATCTTATAATTCATCATCAGCAAATACAATCACTTCCACAATAACTGGTACTGCTAATGGAGAGATTACTCTTTCTATGACCGCAGCTAATACAGCCAATCTTACCGCAGGTCGTTATGTTTTTGATTTGCTCATCACATCTCCTGCTGATGTGAAAACACGTGTGATTGAAGGTATTATTGTCGTTACACCTGGAGTAACACGATAGTGGCAGTCAATGCAAGAATCAACACAACAGGAACAATAGGAAAAGCAACGGTTCGCCAACCGACACGCTCTGTTATTGCTTCTGAGAATTTTGAACCAAAACCAAATGTTAGTTTAGGTGAAGTGTCCGATGTTTCTACAACGGGTGTTCAGGATGGTTATACTTTGATATTCAATTCAACATCAGGGAAGTTTGAGGCGAAACCTGCTTCTGATGTTACAGCAACAGTTACAGAAATTATCGGGGGCACTTTCTAATGGCCAATACAGTCATTCAATTAAAATATTCTACCGTAACATCAGCACCAACTTCGCTGAATGTTGCAGAACCAGCTTACTCATATTCAAGCAATACATTATTCATCGGTAGTCCTACAGGTGATGGTGCTATTGCGATTGGTGGTAAGTTTTATGTAGACCAACAAGCACAAATCTTTACAAAGGCTAATGCGGCCTTTGAAGCTGCAAATACAGCGCAAGATGATTGGGTAAGAACACAAGCAAACTCAGCATTTGATGCCGCTAATACTGCTGACGCTAAAGCGGTAACTGCTGGTAGTTATGCTAACTCAGCATATACTCATGCTAACTCTGCTTATGACCAAGCAAACACAGCTACAACAAACGCAGCTACTGCTGACTCTAAGGCTGTAACAGCTGGTTCATATGCTAACTCTGCTTTTACTACTGCTAATTCAGCAACAGTATTAGCTCAATCTGCTTATGATTACGCTAACACAATTGTTAGTGATACACAAGTTGACCCTTATGCTAGACCTCACGCAAATGCGGCTTTTGATAAAGCTAATTCGGCATTTACAGTTGCTTCTTCTGCATCAGCAGACGGACTTGCATTTGCAATCGCTTTAGGATAAAATATGGCAAAACCAACAACAAGAACAGAATTCAAAGAATATTGTCTAAGAAAATTAGGTAAACCTGTTATTGAAATCAACGTTGATGACGACCAGGTGGAAGACCGTATTGATGAAGCGTTAGCATTTTTCAATGACTATCACTTTGATGGTGTTGAAAAGATTTACATGAAACACAAAATTCAAGCCGCTGATGTTCAGCGTGGTTGGATTTATTGCCCTGATGCTGTAACATTTGTTACAGGTGTATTGCCATTTGATGATTCAAGTTCATCAGTCAATATGTTTGACTTGCGTTACCAATTACGCTTGCATGATTTATATGACTTCACATCGGTATCTTATGTGTCATATGAAATCACAATGCAACATCTTCGCACATTGAATTTGTTATTCTCTGGTACACCACAGTTCAGATTCAATCGTCACCAAAATAAACTATTCCTTGATATTGACTGGTCAAGAGATTTGGATGTTGGCGAATATGTTATCATAGAATGTTACCGTAGATTGAATCCTGAAACTATTACTTTATCAGGAACAGCAACACTCAATACAAGTTCAAATACAGTAGTTGGAATAAACACAGTATTTGACCAACAAATTTTAGAAAAAGATTTTGTAACATTTGGTACAGAATCATTACAAGTAAAAACAATTACATCTCCAACAGAGTTAGATGTTTACGGGCCACCAACTGCAAATCAAACGAATGTGCAAATGACCGTAACTGGTATGTCTGATGTTTGGAATGATAGATTTTTGAAGAAGTATGCAACAGCACTCATCAAGTTACAATGGGGTAATAACCTAAGTAAGTTTGCTGGTATTCAAATGCCAGGCGGAGTAACACTTGATGGTGTTCGTATTATGCAAGAAGCTCGTGAAGAATTGGATAAGATTGAAGAAGAAATGCACGTAATCAATGTGTTGCCTACTGAAATCTATATGGGTTGATAATGAATGCCTACAAATTTTTACTTCAATAATTTTCCCGCTAATCAAATCACCAGTGAGCAATTACTGGTGGAAGACCTTGTCATAGAAGCTTTGGGCATCTATGGTATGGATGTTTATTATCTTCCTAGAAGCACACGTGACCAAGTAGATTATTTGTATGGTGAAGATACACTCAAAACATATACTGCTGCATATCCAATTGAAATGTATTTGGAAGATGTTACAGGTATGGAAGGTGAACAAGATTTTATTTCTAAATTTGGTTTAGAAATTCGTGATGAAGTCAGACTTCTTGTTTCTCGTAGAAGGTTCAAATCATCAATACCTCAAATAAGACCTAATGAAGGTGATTTGATTTATGTTCCATTGGTTCAAAACTTTTTTGAAATTACATTTGTGGAACATGAAAACGACCAAGCAATGTTCTATACATTAGGCCGTGGTCGTGGTGGTAATGTTTATGTTTATGCTCTAAAACTCAAACAGTTTGTATTCTCTAATGAAGTTATTGAAACTGGTGTTTCTGAAGTTGATGACCAAATACGTGATGAATACCCACGCACAAGAATTACATTACAAGCTGGTGGTGCAGGAACATATCTGAAAGACGAGATAGTTTATCAAGGTGCCAATGTGGCATCTGCTACAGCTCAAGCACTTGTTCACACATATTCACCAGGTATTTACATTGATGTATATCGTGTTCAAGGAACAATATCAGCAAATACAATTATAAAAGGCAATACATCAAACGCTCAATGGAATGTTTCTACATCATCCGATACTGCCACAATGGATAATGCGTTTGAAGATATCGTTGATAACAATAGAATTGAAACTGAATCCGATGTCATTTTGGATTGGACAGAACGTAACCCATTTGGTGAAGCATAATGTTAGGCAATAAACATTTTTATAATCGCACTATACGCAAAGTTGTTGTTGCCTTTGGTACAATGTTCAATGACATTCAATTGATTCGTTATACTAAAGATGGTTCAACAGCAAAAGAAGTATTCAAAGTACCATTGTCATATGGTCCAAAAGAAAAGTATTTGACACGAATAACATCAGACCCAAATCTAACAAAGTCTGTGAATACTGTTGTGCCTCGTATGTCATTTGATTTGGTGAGTTTATCTTATGATTCTTCTCGTAAACAAATGACAACATTGCAAAATTTTGGATTTAGTTCAGGTGCTTTTGCTTCACAATATGCACCTGTTCCATACAATTTTGAATTTTCATTATCACTTTATGTTCGCAACCACGAAGATGGCACACAAATATTGGAACAAATATTGCCGTTTTTCACACCAGATTTTACTGTTACCGTAGATTTTATTGGTGACATGGACCAAAAATATGATATGCCTGTCATTCTCAATTCTGTAACTCCTCAGATTGACTATGAGGGTGACATGATGAATACTCGTATCATTATGTGGGACTTGAGTTTTACTGCTAAAGGTTATATTTGGCCAAGAGTAAACAAAGATGATGATGCTGGTCTAATCAAACAAGCAAACACAAATATATACTCTGATGCTACAAACTTAGATTCTCAAAAAGTATATGTAAACTATGCGACTGGAACAGGAGTTTATACAACAGGCGAAGATGTTACTGTTGAAGCTCGTGGTGTTACAGGCAAAGTTGTTTACTTTAGTAATACAACAAACGGTATTTTAGTTGTTTCTGATTTGAATGATAGATTGAAAGCTAATGATAAAGTTGTTGGTGCATACTCTAATGCTTCATTTACAATTTCCAGAGTAGATACTTCACCTGTAAAAACTGTAGCTATCATTGTTACACCAGACCCACCAACTGCAAACGGAAACGGAGCATTTGGTTTTGATGAAATGATTATTGAATATCCTGATACATTGATTTGATTATGAGTAAAACAAACGACAAACTATCTGAAATTTTTGATGTAGAACCTTTACCTGAACCTGAAGTTTTGCCTGCTATTAGGCAAACAACAGAGATTGTTCCTGTTGAAGGACAGACGGAAGTGGATACTGATGCCGCTATTGCCAGACAAAACATCAAATCTCTTATAGATAAAGGTAGTAGTGCAATTGATAATCTATTATTAGTTGCCCAAGAATCTGAACATCCAAGAGCATATGAAGTGGCTGCAACATTTCTAAAAACTCTTGGTGACTTGAATAAAGATTTGTTGGACATACAAAAGAAAAAACAAGACTTACAACCAAAAGATACCCAATCATCTGGCGCTATCAATGTTGAAAAGGCAGTTTTTGTTGGTTCAACAGCAGAATTACTAAAACAAATTAGAGAGAGCAAGTAATGGAACAACTTATTGAACAACTAAGAACTATATTGGGTACAAATTTTGGTTTGTATTTCAAATCACATTCTTATCATTGGAATATTGAGGGTGCCGACTTTGTTCAGTATCACACATATCTTGGTGATTTTTATGAACAAGTATTTGATAACACAGATTTGATTGCTGAAAAGCTTCGTATGTTAGGTGTATATGCACCAGTTAGTTTATCTCGTATCCATGAATTGACAGATATTGAAGAAGATACTGCCATTCCTGAACCAATGACAATGTTTGCCAATTTGTATAAAGCAAACGAAAGAATGATTTTTCATCTCCGTGCCGGTATCGTTGCAGCTGATGCTGCTAATGAACCAGCGATTGGCAACTTCTTGCAAGACTTGTTAGACCAACATCAAAAACACTCTTGGTTCTTTAGAAGTATTATAAAGTAAGTTGAATGAGTAATCATGGTTATCTTGGCAATGCAAGTATCAAACGGTCTGGAATAGAATTATCCTATACCGAAGAACAGATATTAGAAATTGCCAGATGTGCGGAAGACCCAATCTATTTTGTTGATACCTATTGTTACATTGTAACACTAGACCACGGTATTCAACCTTTCAAGTTATACGATTGTCAGAAAAAGAAACTAAAACTTATACACGACAATCGTAAAGTAATTCTGATGGAAGGCCGTCAGCAAGGTAAAACTACCACATCAGCGGCTTACATTCTTTGGTACACACTATTCCAAGAAAGTAAAACTGTTGCCATTTTGGCCAACAAAGCTTCAACTGCTCGTGAGATTATGTCCCGTTATCAGTTGATGTATGAAAATTTACCAATGTGGATGCAACAAGGTGTAAAGACTTGGAACAAAGGTGACATTGAATTAGAAAATGGTTCTATTGTGTTTACAGCTGCAACAACTGCTGCTGGTATTCGTGGTAAGTCCGTAAACTTATTGTATATTGACGAAGCCGCAATTATTCCAAACACAATTGCTGATGCTTTCTTTACTGCGGTATATCCAGTTATCTCTGCTGGTCAAACAACAAAGATTCTGATTACTTCTACTCCACTTGGTTATAACCACTTTTGGAAGTTTTGGAACGATGCAGTCAATAAAAGAAATGACTTTGTTCCAATGTTTATTCCATATTGGGAGATTCCAGGTCGTGATGAAAAGTGGGCAGAAGAACAGAAACGACAACTTGGTGACCTAAAGTATAACCAAGAGGTTCTATGTAAGTTCCTTGGTTCTAGTTTGACATTGATAAATTCTGATACAATTGAATTTATGTCAACTTTACCAACTGTATATTCTAA